ATTTTTTTTTTGTTATTATATGGGTTAATTCGCCCTAATAACATTCCAGTTGTTACCATTTTAAATACTTATGTTTTCATTAAAAGGTAAAACAAGCCCATCTACATTTGCATTTCCTTGCACCCTTGCAACAACTGTTTTTAAGCCTTTATTTTTAATTATATTTTTTACAGTTGTAAAGGATTGTAATAAGCCTAATTTTAAATTAACGTCAATTACTCCAGTTGCGTTACCAGTTAATACAACTTTTTTAAAGGTATTAATTTCCCCTACAAATTTATCATTTAAAAAAACGCTGCCCACAATACTATTTATATTAAAACTTTGGTTTGTTGGGTTTTGTAATAAAAGAGAAATTATAATTTTTGGACTTAATAAATCGCCGCCAAATTTTAGTGATTGAAAACTTATTGCAACTTTTTTACCGGCATTAGCTTTTGTAAATAAATAAAATGCTACAACTGCTGCAATTCCTCCAAATATCAATACATTTTTCCGCATAGTAAAATTTATAGGGTGTAATATAGGGCATTTATTAAATAAAACAAATTTTTTTAAAAAATTGGCTGCAAAATGCCATTGTGTAAATATTGGTTGTTGCGATTGGGTCCGTTTATGCGGCCACAAACGCAAAAGTACATATAATATATTAAAAAACCATTAAAATACATAAATTCTTTTAAACAACTTAATAACATTATTTTAGTACCTATAATATTTAAAAATACATATAGGCATAAAAAAACCGCCAAAATAGGCGGAATTTGTTAATTTTAGTATATATTTATCCTTTCATATTGGTTACATAGGTTTTAGGTTTGCCGGATAGTTTTTACTATTCGGCTTTTTTTATAGATATATTCTTTTTATATAAATTTTAGTTTGTTGGTCGTATAAATTCATATACCAGCCACCAGCCTTGCGGACAAAACTTGTAAAAGTTATTAAATTAATTATGTTCCGGTATTTTCTTGGTTTTTTTTCATTTTCTTTAAAAAAAACTGTAATTGAGTATTTTTTTCTCATTTTATAAAATTTTTGTTTATATTTGCCTTACTAAAATAATGCATTAGTTATTAGATTAACTTTTGTTCCCCAGCCGGTCCGCTTTAAATAGCCGACTGGCTTTTTTATTTTTTCTTTTTTATTATTTCAACTTGCTGCTCAAAATGTGTTTGCCGCCACTGGCCGTCAATATAATTAATAGCTATCGGCTCAAAATCGTCACTACTACGCAAAAATTTAGGTTTTAATATCATTTGTTTAGTTATTTTATCTTTTTCAACTGTTAAGGTACTTTGCGCCCACCTATCCGTATTACTACCCAAATGCCCTAAAGTTTCAAAACTTCCTTTGCTTGTATGCAATACTGTAACCACTAAAATATTATGTATTTTAGTAATTTTTTTTAACCAATTTGTAAGTTTTCTTGTTTCAGTTTCATCGTTGTAATTATAGCATAAATCAAGTAGGCCGTCAATAAATAAAATACTGCAAGTAGGTGTATTATCTAAAAAAGTTTCTATTAATTTTATAATTATTTCCGGTGTGTCCTCTCTTGTGTTATATGCTCTTATTTTGTGCGGTAGGTGTTGTAATAACCCTAATTTACATATCTTTTGAATTTGCTGGTAATTATCGTAAGGACTGCTCTCGGTGTCAAAATAGGCTATTATTGGCCTTTGTGTGTAGGTGGTTAATTTTATACCAAAATTGGTATCATCGCTATGTAATAAGGAACTGGCTATTGTTGCTGCTATAAATGTACTTTTACCGGTTTTAGGTAAACCGCTAAATACTATGTAATTCCCAATAGTGCCTATAACTTTGTCTTGTATTTTTAGACAAACAACTTCGGCACTGGGTATAATATCTTTATTAAACTGTCTTTCTGCAAGTAGTTTATTATAATTGATTAAGTTTGTTCCCATTTTAATATTTTAGCAGCTTTCAATCGCTGCAACTAGCCAACACGCAAAGAAAAAATAAATAAGTAATTGAAAAAAATTGTTATTTAATAATAGTTTTAGTTTGTTCAGCATTTTTTACATATTTAGTTTGTGAATTAATAAGTTCGTTTGCCATATAACAAGCAGCCTCATAGTGTGTTACTACATTACCATTAATTAAACAAGGTTTGTTTTTTGAGTTGCTTATTACAGTTGGTAATAAAAATAAAGAATACCATTCTAATTTTGACATTCCAGGCGCCATTATAATTATTCGGCCTAAACTGTCTTGAGCCACCATTGGCGGAAAAGCTGGTTGGTTAAGTTGTTCGTTCATATTGTTTTTGGTTTAATGGTTAAAAATTTATTTTTTTAATGTACAATATCTTATAAATTGTGCTCTTGTCATATTTAAACTTTTACACATTTTTAAAATAATTTCTGCTTCATTTTTAGTAAATCTTGTCGTATATCTAATAATTTTATTTTCTTTCATTTTAGTTGTTTTAGTTGTTTATAATATTTACTTACTTTTTTTTTAGATTTTGTTACTTGCTTTATACTTTTATCTGCAATAGTTACAATTTTATTGTTCCTAATTGTTTGATTTTCTTTAAGTATTAACATAATTAATTAATTAAGTGTAAAAAAATAAGGTCTTTTTGTAGCTTGTCGATACTGTCATCTATCATAACTAATAAGGTAGTATCTACGTTGTATGTAAGGTAGTCGTTTAAGTTGTGAGTACTTGTTTTTGTTGTAACTGTAAGGGTAAATCCTTCAGTTAAAATTAACTTGCGGAGTGCTATAAGTTTTTGAATTTGTCCCTCTTTTTGAGTAAAAAGAAAATAATTGATATGATTTTTGAAATCATCTTGGAGATTTTGCATAAAAGTTAATTAAAATTATAAATTTTGTTCCCAGTGTAAAGTTATAATAAAGTATTTAACATAGCCAAATTTATTTTTTTAGCTTAAAAATAGGTCTGCTTCTGCTCTTCTACGACTTACAAGGCCACGCAATACAACTAATTTACCATTAACTCGGCCTTTATTCCATTTTAAAAACTCATTTGCAACCAGTTCTTTATTTTCACCAGCATTTAATCGTTTTAATAAAGTGCTTTTTGCTAATGTTTCTAAATTAAAGTTATATACCCAACTTAATAAAGCATTAAATTGATTTTCGTTTATATTTACTTTTAACAACTTTTTTAAACCGGCAATTATACTCTGCAAATGTATATCAAAAAATAATTGTGCTTCTGCTTTTGTAATTGTATCGCCCTTTTGTACTGCCCTATTTTTTGTGTAATTAAATGTATTACCCCAACCAATGGTATATATACCAACTGGGTCTAAATATGCTAATAACTTTACAATATTACTTTCCTCGTAAAATTTTATTAAATTTTCTGCTTTACTTGTTTTCATAGTAAATAAACTTTTGGCATTAGCTTTTTTTGGCTTTGCTAACAGTATTATTAATATGGCTGCTATTATTAAGCCTTTGTTTGTTGTAGTCATTAAAGTACATCATTATCCTTTGCAGTTATTAAACCTATACTAACTAATATGGCTGTAATTCCGCCATATACATCGCCTTTAAACATAGTAGCTACACCTGTAATAATACCACCTAAACCAAATAAAGAAGTTTTCCAATTTTTTAAAATGTTTTTCATAATATATTTATTTTAAATAATCTAATTTTGTTTCTATCCTTGCCAATCTGTCTAATATATCGGTATTGTCTTTTTTGTATAGTTTTAATTCGTCCTCTAATACACTTAATCGGTGCTTTGTAACATAAAAAAAACCAATTAATATAGATATAATAACAAGTATATTAAATATTATCTGTTCCGTCATTATCTGCTAATTTTTTTACAATCTCTAACCAAGCTGCATTAACAAATGCTGCCGTTTGTACTGTTTGAAATAACCCTGCCTTACTGGCTTGGTCTATTACTTGTTGTATTAATTCAATTTTTTCTTTCATATTTATATTGTTTGTGGTGGTATAAAATCTCCAGTAATTGTTAAATTTAATTGTTCTGCAATCCAATCCCAAGCAACATTATCAGTATTCCAAGATTGATATGCCTCGCCCATCATTAATAAATTTCCTTGCTGCAATAAATCGCCTATATCGTTAGTTTCTGTTTCTGTAAATATAGAATAGTAAAATGTAGCATTTTCATTTAAAGTTACATTAACAGCATAGGCATTTAATATTTTGCCTATTTTATCGCTACCGTCATTCCAAATTATTACTGCTTCTATTGTTTTCATTTTAATTGTTTTATATTGATGTAATTGTTTCCCAAGCGGTTGTAAATACGCATAGTTTATTTAAAGTTGTGTCATATATTACTAATCCGGCGGCTGGTGTTGCAATAGCGTTTTTTTGTACTGTTGTCATTCGTGGTGGTAAAAAACCTTTAGTAGTAGAGGTTACATCTAATAATGAACTTGCCGCAGGACTCGTAGTCCCAATGCCGACGTTGCCAGTCCTCAATACAGTAAATATATCCGTACCAAATCCTAATCCTTGGTCATTGACGGTAAATCTACCTTCATTAGCTGTCCCTGGTGTTCCTGCTCCAGAACTTATACCAGCTGTTACCCAGCCGGGCTTAGTAGCGTGTTGATTAGCAAATAAACTTAATCCGCCGCCAAAGGCAGCAGACCCTGAGCCTGCTTGAATTGTTAATCTTCCTGTGCCAGTATTAGATTCGTTAGTTAGTAAATACCTATTGCCATTAGCCGGCATATCATCTAATACTATGTTGCCAGAAACACTAAGCTTTTCAGTTGGATTAGTAGTCCCAATGCCGACGTTGCCTGAAGTAGTAGCCATATTAACTCCATTCACAAACCTACCAGTTCCGTTACAATCAAATTTAAATCCGGCATCGGTGGTAGAATTTAGAACAATATTACCATTATTTAAAATAGTCATAGCTTCCGTAGCGCCATTATTGCCTACTTGAAATATATGCCTTGCACCAGTAATTCCAGCCGCACTTGTTGTTCTGTATGTTAATGTTGAAGTTGTAGTATCTCCACCTATTAATAAGGGAGTTGTAGTATTTGTTTGTACAATAATATTTTGTTCAAAAAGTGCGGTGTATTTGACAAATAAACTATTTGCAGGGTTTTCAACACTTGTTTCGCCTATTGTTACGGTATAATCTCCAACTGGAGATATTGGAGAGCCGCTTAATGTACCAAATGCAGATTGACCCGTTATTAAAATACCAGTTGTTGCGGTATTACCAATTTGACAAACACTCTCTAAATTTTGTGTTTCGGCTACACCAGTTCCGGCAATAGCTATCCACGCTGTACCAGTATCTCTATATATGCCAGTACTTGGGTTGTCAGTATCAACAAACAACCTACCATTAAAACTTGCTGCCGGTCTTGTTGCAAAACTACTTGCATATATTGCCGGACTTGCTAATTGATTAGTGACTGAAAAATCTACTGGCATTAAACGTATCTTTTAAAAATAATAGTTAATTGTGGCGCAACACTTGTAGCAAATAAAAAATTATAAGTTTTTATATTTATTTCGTTAGCGTTTCCCTGTATTTCAAAACTTTGATTTGTTTGCAAAACTAAACCGTCTATATTTACGGCATCAGTACCCGTATTAATAAATAATATGGTATTGCATTGGCTATCCGTTTGCCCATTTGCAGAAAAAATTTTGGTTTCGGTAATATATTTAATACAGCCCATATTTGTTTATTTACATTGTTCTTTACTTTCCATATACAAATCTTTCATAGTTGTTCTATCCTCTACAAAATTAGTTGCATTAACTAAACTTGCTAAATCTGCTTTTGCATTTACAATAGCTGGTTTTTTTTTATTCTTATTGTAAAAATAATATATAAAAGCTACTGCTGCTAAAATGTATATGGTATTTTTATTTTTCATTTTTTTAAATTATAGGTACTAATATAATACAGATATATCATCAAAACCTCTTACTCTTTTTTTAGCTTTTTTAATAACTTTTTTACTTTGCTTTACCGCTTTTGGTGGTGGTATATTTAATACTGGCATATCTATTTTTTTTGATAATTCTTTTACAAAAATAGCCTTAGTAGGTTTTAATTTTTTTATTGGTTTTTTAAATATTCCTTTTGCTTTTTTTAATATAGTACTCATTGGTTCCGGTGTACTTTCAACTGCGTCTTTTACTTCTCTTATTAAAATATCCGGTTGCGTTTCTGTTTCAAATTGCTCTTTAGTTATAGTTTCTAAATCTGGCACTATAACTTTGCCTTTTAATTTTGGTTTCTTTTTAAACGCCATAAAAGCTACTGCGGCACCAGCTAATAAAAGTAAGTATATTAAATTTTTATTTTTTTTCATTTTTATTTTTTTAATTTAATTGGTAATCCTTTAACATAATTAATTGCTTGTGCTACTTCATCACTACTAAACCTATCCTTTGGCCAAGTTGTACCAAGTAACCAAGTTAATAAATCTTGTTTATATAACATATAAAAATGATAAACTAACCAAGATATTTGTGTTTTAGTTTTACAAGTTTTAATTGCGCCAAATGCAGTACTCCAATCATCACTATACCAACTTACACTATTATAAATTTGTCTGCATAACATATGAGTATATGCTACCGTAAATAAATTAGCGTCTTTTATTTTTGTCCAGTAAGTAGGTTGCCAAGGACTACTTGTATCATCAACTTCGTTACTAATTTTATTGGCATTTGCACTATTTTTTATACCAATAAGTTCTAAAAATCCAGTAAACCCCTTTTTAATAGTAAAAAATACTATTGCGCCACCACCGGCATACAATAATAACTTTAAAGTTTCATTATCTTTTTTTGCCATTATCTAATAAAATTTAATAATGTTTTTATTTTATTTTCACTCATTTCCGACAAAGTTTTAAAATCTTCTACTTGTACTCCTTTTGTTATTAAGATACCAATATAATCATCTAAAGTGCCGTTTTCGTTTGGTACACCGGCTGCCATTGTCATAGTTTTAATGTTTGGCTCTACTGTTGGCTTCATAATGCTTTTTATTATAGTAAATAATCCTACCAATCCGCTTAAGGTTTCTTGCGGGTTAGTTTGAAAACCAGTTATTAAACTTTGTATGTAATTAGGTTTTTCTTCTTCTTCTTCTTCTAATTCTTCAATTAACTTTGCTTCAATGGCAGATAAACGGCTTAACATTTCGTTATTTACTCTATAATCAACACTACTATTATTTACATTACCTATTTGAAATGTATTTAATTGGAATGTTGTTGTTGCAAGTAATTCGCTGCCTTTACCAGTCATACATATAAAATAAGTATTTGTATTACTTACCTCATTACCTAATCTTGTAAGGACTTTACAAAGTTGTTTATAGCCGCCGTCCTTGTCAATACTATCGTAAACATCAACGATATGGTCTTTATTTAATGTAGTTCCTCGACATAGTTTATATGCCGCTTTAGGTTGGTCATCATACCAATCTAAAACCCCATTTGCAGAAGTTAATTCAACCTTATTATTAATAGACATTTTTTTTAATTATAGTATATACCAAAACAAAAACTAAAATTTACAGTATTCGCCGGTGCCGATGCTATGCTAATGTAGGACTTATCCCAAGTAGCTTTTTGTCCGCTAAATTCATATAAACCACGCTGGAAAGGCGAAGGAACGGCATCTTGTATGCTGTTTAAAGTTAGTAAAGGTATATTATAGTTGTCTTGTCGGTCGTTACTATATAATACTAAATAACTTTTTTGCAAAATTGCTAAACTTGCCAATGCTTGTCCGCTTGGTGCAATAGTCATTGTACCAATAGTATATATTTGTAATGCTTGTAAGCTCGTATAACGCAACTTTGGTAAGTCTGGAAAATTCCACCTTGTACCAGTTTGCCCAGTACTTGCCACACCGGGTACGTTAATTTCTACAAACTCATATTTATTAACTCTAAATGCCATTTTTTTTAATTTATATTTTAAAAATATGCCGTTTTTGTAATGAACGGCAAAACATTATATATATTATATTAACGAACTGGCGTAACATTTTGCGCCAAATGCCCTCTAAAAATAATAATTGCACGTTGGAAAGTTTCAACGGCTGCTGCTGCAACTGGCATTGTAACTTGCAAAACATTTTGTTTGCTACCTACAAATACTATTCCCGGCTCAATAGGGCAAGTGCCGCTATCAATACCTCTTTGTTGGTCTTTTAAAGCGTATGTACTACTCGTATAATCTGCGTTAGCAAATTGCTGCGTTTGTGGTACATCATAATGCCTCATTACGTCATACGTTGGTATAATTTGTCTGTTATTAACAGTCAAACTCATAAACGAATTGTAAAAAGAATACAACGAAGTTGCTACGTTAGCAGTTGTAAATATTTGTGCATTTGGATATGTGCAAAGTGCGAAAGTAGTATCAGTTGCACTTGTTGGCTTTGCTACATAAATACCAATAGATGAACAATAAAAAGCATCTTGTAATGCTAATCTTTGCTCGGTGTTAGTTTGTGCGCCATTTGTTTGGTCATTTTGCAAAATTGCAAAAGTGTAAAGAGTTTTAGTTGTCGTCATTGTTACCTCCGCTCTTAAATAGCCTTGAGATAAAACCGCCTGACTTGCAGAGAAACCAGCTCTGTTGATTGCTTCTTTAGCTTTGTCGTAAGCTAAACGGCTACCCATTGTACTTGCCATAATTTTTGTTTTTAAATTGTTTGTTAATTGTTTGTTTTTTATTATAGGTACTAAAATAATAGATTAATTGTAATAACTATCATCATCATCATCTTCGTCCATACCGGCCAATACTTGCAAATCATCTCCAGCCATTACATCATCTCCAGCAATTACCGAAATACCGTCCTCTACTTCTCCGATTTCCATTGGAAAATCAATAGTGTCATCATTACCAGCTATTGCCGGTAAAAAACCACCTACTAAACCTAAACCACCAGCGGCAACCATTCCAGTACCCAATGCTTTACCAGTGCTTGATTTAATAAATTTAGGTAAGAATAAACCTAATGCAAGTACACCAGCGTTTTTAATTTTCTCATCTAAATTTGGTAATACTTTTTTAGCTACATAGCGGCCAATAACTGCGCCGCCTACTACTGCTACTAAATCCATAATGTTGCCTTTACCTACTGCACCAATGCGGCGGCGGCTTGTTTTGCGTTTCATAACTCTTTTTTTACGTCTTGCCATAATTTTAATTTTTAATTTTTAACTCCAGTATTTTTATATTTCGGTATAATTACCTAAATCAAATTCATCTTTAGTTTCTTTAGCAAATTCTTCTGCTAATAATTGCCTATCCGAAACATTTAAAATTTCGTACCATTTATTTCCTCTACTTCCAAAATCTTTATTATATTTTTTTAATGCGCTATCAATAAAATATCTCCATAATTTTGCAGCTAATTCAATTTTATATAAACCTTTTTTATGCTTTTTACCTAAATTTATTAATATAGGTCTTCTTTGTTGCCTATATAAATCATTATCATTTGTAGCATACAATTCTATCTCTCTGGCTGCAATAGGATCTTTATATTTAGGTAAACCACATATTTTAGATATTCCTAACAATCTGCCTTTATCACTTCTGTTTTCTCTATTTTCAGTATATTTATTACCTTTTTTACTTATTCTTTTGCCCGGCTTTTTTGCTTGTAATCTTTTATCGTAAACTTTATTACTTGTACCAGTTTGTTTAATTGTTTTCTTTTTAGCTGCTTTTTTTACAGTTTTCTTTTTAACAATTTTACCAACTGTTTTATTTTTTGCTGCTTTGCTTTTTGCTGCTTTTGCTCTTACCATTTTAACAAACTTTGCTCTCGCTGCTAATTGTTTTGCACTTGGTTTTTTTGTAGGCATATTATTTCTTTTTTGCGATTAAATAAACAAGCGCTGCACCACCTAATAAATATAAGGGTAACATTTTATTTTTTTCTGCTTTTACATTATTTGTTTGTATTGGCATTTTATTATTTTGTTGCATTGGAAAATTATCTTCATTAACAGCTTCATTTGCTATTTCATTAAATACTTCGCCTTGTTCTACTCTTGGCATTAATTTTTTTGTTACTAACGCTTTTGCTTTTTCGTTTAATGCTTTTTTTCCTATATCAACTAATTCAGCTGGGTTAATACCAACCGACTTTAAAAATGTTCCTACTTTTGCTATTATAGGCGCTGCGGCTGCTATTGCTGTCGCAACTGCTGTTGGTTCGCCAATAGTATTATTATGCCCAAATATTCTTTTTTTATTTTTACCAGTATCAAATGCTTTTTTTAAAGAATTAATTTTACCGCCCAAAGTTCCTTCCCATAATTTTTGCAGCTTACTTGGCTCTTTTGCAAATGCAGTATTTAATTTAGTAGCTAAACCAGTAAAATTTAATTTTACTAATAGTAAAAAAGCATTTCGTGCCGGTGTTGCTGCTACTTTAACAATAACTTTTGCACCTTTTTTCAAAAAATTTTTTACTTTGGCTTTGCCCTTTCCGGCTTTACCTATTCCGCTAACTGCTATTACTGCCATTTTTTTATCTATTTTAAAATTATAAGGCTTTTTATAGTCGTATTGCCTTAATACTGGGTCTAACCAAATTTCTTTTTTTGTGTTTGGGTTAATAACTATAAAAACGTGTGCCGGTTGATTATCAAATGCTGAATATCCAGCAAAACGATATACAAAAGGTATTTTTAAATTATCTAAAATACCAGCTGCAAAATTGCTATACATTTTACAATCCGCTTCTTTGGTAGCTAAAATAGCTGCCGGACTTTTAATAAGTTGCTGATTTGCGCTATCAATTTTGTAGCTGATATTTTTTTTTAAATAATTATATATATTTTTTCCAGTTTCGTAATTATTACTACCCTTAAAAAAAGAACTTATATTTTTATATTCGTTTATATATTTTTTATGGTTGTTTAAAATACTTTGAATTATATCGTTTGTACTTTGATTTTCAACCAGTATTTTTTTTTTGTTATTATATGGGTTAATTCGCCCTAATAACATTCCAGTTGTTACCATTTTAAATACTTATGTTTTCATTAAAAGGTAAAACAAGCCCATCTACATTTGCATTTCCTTGCACCCTTGCAACAACTGTTTT